GCCAAGCAGGTCAATGACCTTGACCCCGTGGTGGTAGCCCAAGAGATCGATATCAACTACTCGGCCTCGGTCGAGGGTGTGGTGATCCCGTCCGCATGGGTGCAGGCCGCCATCGGCGCCCACATCAAGCTCGGCATTGAGCCTACCGGCATGCGTCGCGGGGCCATGGACGTGGCGGACGAGGGCGTCGACAAGAACGCCTTCGCCGGCCGCTATGGCTTCCTGCTCGAATACCTCGAGTCATGGTCAGGCAAAGGGGGCGACATCTACGGTTCAGTCGTAAAAGCCTTCTCCATCTGTGACGAGAAGGGCTATGAGGGCTTCGACTACGACGCCGACGGCCTGGGTGCTGGTGTGCGGGGTGACGCCCGCGTCATCAACGAGGCCCGGCACGAGGTCGGCAAGCGCCGCATCGATGACTCGCCATTCCGAGGATCTGGCCCCGTCTTCGACCCTGAGGGAGAGATGGTCAAGGAGCGGAAGAACAAGGACTACTTCGCAAACGCCAAGGCGCAGGCCTGGTGGGCGCTCCGGCTGCGCTTCCAAGCCACCTACCGCGCCGTGGTGGAAGGCATGGAGATCGACCCGGACGAGATCATCAGTATCTCGCCTGACCTGGCAGAGCTGTCGCTGCTGACCATGGAGCTTTCTCAGCCGACCTACACCATCAACAAAGTGGGCAAGATCGTCATCGACAAGGCCCCAGAGGGCACCAAATCGCCGAACCATGCTGACGCAGTGATGATCTGCTACCAGCCGGCTACCCGAGCACTCGACATCTGGAACAGGTTGGCAGGATGAGCAAAAGACATCAGATCAAGGCGCGAGCCGCGAAGGTAAGCGCCGCGACCGATGCCGCCCGCAAGTCGTTCATGACTGGCGACAGCTTCGAGAACTTCGCCGCGCGCGTCGGGCTCCAGGCGAACAACCAGAACGCCGCATCGCAGTACACCTTCGACCTGGTCAGCCGCAACCGCGTGCAGATGGAGGCGGTGTATCGCTCCAGCTGGATTGCTGGCATGGCGGTCGACCTGGTGGCACAGGACATGACCCGGGCCGGCATAGAGATCGTCTCGGACATGGAGCCCGAGGAGAAAGACAAGCTGAATCAGGCCATGGAGCGCCTGCAGATCTGGAACCAGCTGTCGGACAACGTGAAGTGGTCCCGGCTCTACGGCGGCTCGATCGCCGTGATGCTGATCGATGGACAGAACGTCAGCACCCCGCTGAAGCTCGATTCCATTGCCCCCGGACAGTTCAAGGGCCTGCTGGTCCTCGACCGCTGGCTCATACAACCTTCGCTGGAGAATCTGGTCACCGAATACGGCCCACACCTGGGCAAGCCCAAGTTCTACACCGTGGTGGCCGATGCCCAGGCGCTGGTCAACCAGAAGATCCACTACTCCCGGATCATCCGCCTGGAAGGCGTGCCGCTCCCGTACTGGCAGCGCATCGCCGAGAACGGCTGGGGCCAGTCGGTGCTGGAACGCCTGTGGGATCGTCTGATCGCGTTCGACAGCACCAGTTCCGGCACTGCCCAGCTGGTGTACAAGGCCCACCTGCGCACCTACAAGGTCGAGAAGCTCCGCGAGCTGATCGCCATGGGCGGCAAGGCCTTCGAAGCGTTCGTGAAGCAGATGGACCTGATCCGCCTGTACCAGTCGAACGAAGGCATGACGGTCATGGATGCCTCGGACGAGTTCGAGGCTCATCAGTACAGCTTCTCCGGCCTGGCCGAAGTGCTGCTGAGCTTCGGCGAGCAGATCTCGGGCGCCCTGCAGATCCCGCTGGTTCGCCTGTTCGGCCAGTCTCCGGGCGGCATGAACAGCACGGGCGACAGCGACCTGCGCACCTACTACGACAACGTGGCCGCCTGGCAGGACCGCGACCTTCGCCCAGGCGTGACCACGCTGCTGGAGGTGATTGCGCGCTCGGTGCTGGGCAAGCCAATGGAGGACGGCTGGGACTTCAAGTTCAACCCGCTGTGGCAGCTCACCGACACTGAGAAGGCCGAGATCGGCGCCAAGGATACCAACTCAGTGGTCCAGGCCTTCGATTCCGGCATTGTTAGCCGCGTGACTGCCCTGAAGGAGCTGCGCCAGTCCAGCCAAACCTCCGGCCTCTGGTCGAACATCACCGACGAGGACATCAAGGAGGCGGAGAACGACCCGCCACCTGGTGTCGAGGGCCTGGAGTTGCCGAATGCGGACCCTGGATCGAAAGAAGCGCCGAAACCCGGTGAGAACGAGCCGGGCGGAGCGAGAGTACCAGCGTAGCCTGACCCAGGTGGCCCGGCAGGTGGGCGCGATCATCAACGGCTTCCCGCCAGGTGATCCTGCCGCCGACCCGACCATTACGCAGATCTTGCGCCGGTATTCGGACCTGCTCAACGACTGGGCGGTATCCACGGCCAGCCGGATGATCGCCGACGTCAACCAGGATGACCGCAAGGCCTGGGCGCAGCGCTCGGCGGAGATGTCCAAGGCCCTGCGCGATGAGATCCTCAATGCCGACACAGGGGCTGCCATGCGCGGCCTGCTGGCGGAACAGGTGACGCTCATCAAGACAATCCCTATCGAGGCCGCCCAGCGCGTGCACGACCTGACCCTAAAGGGCATCGAGGACGGTACGAGAGCCAATGAGATCGCCAAGGAGATCAGGCGTTCAGGGGAAGTGGCTGAGAGCCGCGCCCAACTGATCGCACGGACCGAAGTATCACGTACCGCAGCCACCCTCACCGAGGCCCGCGCCAAGGCGACCGGAAGCACCGGATACATCTGGCGGACATCCCATGACGGCGACGTGCGTTCCTCGCACAAGGCCATGGAAGGGAAGTTCGTTCCCTGGAGCGACCCGCCAACGCTCGACAAGCTGACCGGCCACGCCGGATGCCTACCCAACTGCAGGTGCTGGCCAGAGCCAGTCATTCCAGAGTGACAACCATGAAAGCACGTACCCAGGACGAGGCCGGGCGCTGGTTCGCGCCTGAGCGCTTGAGCGCCCGGCAGAGCGTGACCCCTGAAGGGTTTCTGCTGTGCGAGGCCGTACCCATTGCCCGCATCGGCACGCTGCTCTACGACGAGAGCGAGCTGGTCAACGATGACGGCCCGCTGATCGAGGGCGGCTCGGGCGGCCTGGTCACCATCGAGCGCAACGCCGATGAGGTGTTCCGCGCCGAGACCATCGCCAGCTTCGAGGGAAAGCCGGTCACCCTGGCCCACCCGGAAGACTTCGTGAACCCCAGCAACTGGCGCGAGCTGAGCATGGGGATCACCCAGAACGTCCGCCGTGGCGATGGGGTCGAGAGCGACCTGATGCTGGCCGACCTGCTGATCACCGACGCCAAGGCCATCGAGGACGTGCGCAACGGCCTTCGGCAAGTGTCCTGCGGCTATGACGCCGAATACGAACAACTGGCAGTCGGTCGCGGCCGCCAGACCAACATCGTGGGCAACCACGTAGCACTGGTAGAGCGAGGCCGCTGTGGTCCGCGATGCGCAATCGGAGACTCCGACACCATGAGCAAGAAACAGAAACGCAGCTTCGCCGATCGCATCCGCGCGGCGTTCATGTCCAAGGATGCCGAAGCGGCCGAGGCCCTGGCCAAGGAAGCGGAAACCGCCGACGAGGAAGAGGAAGAAGAGGACAAGGGCAAAGCCAAGACCGGCGATGCCGCAACCCTCGATGCCATCCTGAAGGCCGTCAATGCCCTCGGCGCCCGCGTTGGCGACATGGAAGGCAAGATGGACGAGCTGACCAAGGACGACGACGAGGAAGACGAGGCCAAGACCAAGGACACCGTCCTGGAAGCCGAGCAGGCAGCTTCGAACCCATCGGCCACCGGCACCGCCTACACCGGCGACGCTGCCGTGCTGACCGACCTGCGCTCCCGCGCCGAGATCCTGGCCCCGGGCATCACCTTCGCCACCCGCGACGCCAAGGTCAAAACTGCCGACCACATCTGCGCCTGCCAACGCCAGGCGCTGGGCAAGGCCATGGACACCGAAGGCGGCAAGGCTATCGTCGAGCCGTTCCTGATGGGGCGTGCGCTGGACCAGATGACCGCCGACCAAGTGTCGGCAGCGTTCGCCGGTGCCAGTGAGCTGGCCAAGTTGAGCAATAACAGCCAGGGCACGCGCACCTCGACCAACACCAAGGACTTCGGCCGCACCCGGTCGATCGCCGACATCAACGCCGCCAACAAGGCCTTCTGGAAACACTGAGGGGATCCCCGATGAGCAACGCATTTCTCTACCGCATGCCTGCGGGCATCCCTGGCGATGTCACCCGTGCCAGCCAATCCACCATCGAGCCGGTTTTCCTGAACCCGTCCCTGCCGTTCGCCGGCTTCGGCCTGTTCGGCAAGATCGCCAGCGACAAGTTCGTACCGTTCGGAGCTGGCGATACCGCCGGTGCTGAATACGGCCTGCTGGTTCGCCCATACCCAATCACCGGCGGCTCGGGCTCCGACCCGCTGGGCACCTCGACGCCGCCAACCAAGGGCGTGGCCGACGTCCTGCGCCGCGGTTACATGACCGTGAAGCTGAACGCCGGCACCGCCACCAAAGACGGCACCGTCTACGTGCGCGTGGCTGCTGCAGCTGCTGGCAAGCCCATCGGCGGCATCGAGGCGGCGGCCGACAGCACCAACACGGTGGCCATCACCACCGCGACCTTCATGGGCGCTGCCGATGCTTCTGGCAACGTCGAAATCGCCTACAACATCTAAGGGGAACGCTAGATGAGCAACCTGATTCTGCCGCGCTCGATCAAGCGCGCCCACACCCGCGACGGTCTGATGACCTTCGACGCTGCCACCATCGACTCCACGGGTGTCTTCCTGATCGGTGAACTGGAGCGCTTGGATCAGACCCTGCACGGCCCGCTGGCTTCGGTCACCTGGTCGCGCGACATCGAACTGCGCGAAGACGTCTCGATCGCCGACGAGATCTCCAGCTTCACCAACAGCACCTTCGCCGCTGTGGGCGGTACCAGCCCGAACGGCAAGGCCTGGATCGGCAAGGACTCCAGTTCGATCGCCTCGCTGGCACTCGACATCGGCAAGACGCCGAAGCCACTGACCCTGTGGGGCATGGAACTGTCCTGGACCCTGCCAGAGCTGGCCTCGGCGCAGCAGCTGGGCCGCCCGGTCGACTCGCAGAAGTTCACCGGCATGCAGCTCAAGCACAACATGGACATCGACGAGCAGGTGTACATCGGCGATACCGACCTGGGCGAAACTGGCCTGGTCAACTCGTCGTCGGTCACCAACGTCAGCAACGCCATCACCGGCAGCTGGGCGACCGCCACTCCGGCGCAGATCCTGGCTGACGTGAACGACCTGCTGAACAGTGTGTGGGCTGCATCGGCATTCGCCATCTGCCCGCGTGAGCTGCGCCTGCCGCCAGTAGCGTACAGCCAGCTGGTCAGCCGCATCGTCTCCGACGCGGGTAACATCTCGGTGCTGGAATTCCTGCGCGTCAACAGCCTGTCGAACTCCATCAACGGCACTCCGCTGAACATCCAGCCGCTGAAGTGGCTGACCAGCCGTGGCACCAGCAATACCAACCGCATGATGGCCTACACCAACGAGAAGGACCGCGTTCGCTTCCCGATGGTGCCTCTGCAGCGTACCCCGCTGGAATATCGCGGCATCCGCCAGATCACTACCTACTACGGCCGCCTGGGCGTGGTGGAAGTGGTCTACCCGGAAACCATCGGCTACCGTGACGGCATCTGAGGGCTTCATCATGGCAAAGCGCAATGTGATCAAGCCCTTCAAGCTGAACACCGCTGACGGTGTGATCGACTTCGCCGCCGGCACCCAGGTGATCGACGACAAGTACGTCGATCACTGGTTTGTCCAGGCCCACTTGGAGCCCGAGGTCGTCGATGAAAGCGAAGAGGAGGAGAAGAAGCGCCTCATCGCTGAACTGGCAGCCAAGGGCATCAACGTCGGCGGCAACATCAAACTCGAAACCCTGCGCGAGCGCGTGGCCAAGGCCAACGCTGACGCCTGATACAGGACAGGACCATGGATGCAGCCAAGTTCCGCGAGGACTTCCCCGAGTTTTCCGATACCACCAAATACCCGGATTCTGCTGTGAATCTCTGGATGAGCTTGGCCATCAATGTCCTGCCGCCTGATCGGTGGTGCGATTACCTCAACATCGGCATCGAACTGTTCGTGGCTCACAACCTGACCGTCGCCGCCGGCAACCAGCAGACCGCTGCAGCTGGTGGCACTGGCGGCCAGGTGAAGGGGCCGGTGAACAGCAAGTCGGTGGACAAGGTCAGCGTCGGCTACGACAGCAGCGCGGTATCGCTCGAGGATGGCGGGTTCTTCAACCTGACCACCTACGGCGTCCAGCTGCTTCAGCTGGCCCGCATGATCGGCACCGGAGGGTTTCAGTTATGAGCCTGAAGGTGACCAAGGACAACGTCGCGAGCGTGTTGCATGCCATCCAGAAGCTGGCCGGGCAGGAAGTTCTGGTCGGAATCCCAGCTACTGAGGCAGAGCGAAGCGACGACGACCAGGGCGCGCCCCTGAACAACGCCCAGCTCGGCTACATCCATGAATACGGTTCGCCCAAGGCCAACATCCCAGCGCGGCCATTTCTTGAGCCTGGGGTTGAGGATCAGCGAGCCAGCATCACCAATCACCTGCAGACAGCGGCCAAGTCGGCGCTGAATGGCCAGGGAGAGAAAGTGGAATTGTCGCTGAATGCAGCAGGTCTGATCGCCTCAACCGGAGCACGCAACAAGCTCAACTCGGGCGAGTTCGCGCCGCTGTCACCGAGCACCATCCGCAACCGGCACAAGAGCCGGGGCACCAAGTCAATGCGCGCTTCTGAAAAGCGCTATTTGGAGCTGGTCGCCTCTGGCTCATCGCCTGAGCAGGCCCAGGATGAGGCCGGCATTCAGCCACTGGTCAACACCGGCCAGTTGCGCAACTCCATCACCTACGTAATCCGCAAGAAGGAATAGCCATGGCCCTGCTTGATGTCACAGAGGTCCTGCTTGACCCGGACTTCATGGACATGGGCCTGGTCTGCAAGCGGCACACCCAGACGGTCGGCGACAACGGCCGGGCAATGAATACCGAGACCTCAACCACCTTTGGCGGCGTCGTCACCAGCGACAAAGGCGACATCCTTGAGCGCATAGCCGGCGGTGAGCGCAAAAAAGGCTCCATCACCATTCACACCATGTTCCGGCTGACGGCCGGCGACGGCGAAGAGATCATCGCTGACGTCGTAACCTGGCAGGGCCGCGACTACACGGTGGCAAACGTCAACGATTACTCCCATTTCGGTCGCGGCTTCGTGGCCGCCTCTTGCGATCTCAAACCCCTGGCGGGATGACCCATGGCGAACACCTCAGCAACCGGTGGCTATCTGGCGCCGGAAGGCGCGCCTACGCCTACCGATGAGTCGCTCGAAGATACCCTGCAAGCAATGGTCGCCGGGATCACCAGCATCCCGGGTAAGTACGTTCGGCCTCGCTGGCAGCCTGGCAACCCCAAACAGCCAGAACCAAGCGTCGATTGGTGCGCGATTGGCGTGATGTCCACCAGGCAGGACGCCAACTCGGCCATCGACCACATCGGAAACGAAGACGGCCACGACAGGTACCAGCGCCATCAGGAAATCGTCCTGCTGGCCACGTTCTACGGCCCAAACGCCCAGGCCTACGGCCAGATACTCAGCGACGGTATGTACGTTCCGCAGAACAGCGAAATGCTGCGTTCCAAGGACATGGCATTCGTCGAGGCCGGCGAGCTGATCGCCGCGCCTGAGCTGGTGAACCAGCAATGGGTTCGCCGCTACGACCTGCGCATTCGCTTGCGCCGGAAGATCACCCGCACCTATCAGGTGCTCAACATCCTATCCGCTGATACCCAAATCATCACCGGCTGACTCCATTGGAGAACTCAATGCAAACTCTTGCCGTTTCGGACGTCGTCAACGTCCAGGTCGTCATGTCTCCAAAGGCGGCAGCTGTCCGAGATTTCGGGGCGCTGCTGATCCTCGGCGCTTCGCCGGTGGTGGACGTCACGGAGCGTATTCGCCAGTACTCGAGTCTGGATGGCGTGGTGGCCGATTTCGGCAACACCGCCCCGGAATATCTGGCCGCAAACCTCTATTACAGCCAGTCGCCGCAGCCAGAAACGCTGTTCGTTGGCCGCTGGGCAAAAACTGCAACGTCGGCACTGCTCAAGGGCGGCGCCCTGTCGGCCGAGCAGCAGGATATCGATAACTTCACCGCCATCACCACTGGCGCGATGAAGATCACCATCGACGGCGCCGAAAAGAGCCTGACTGCGATGGACTTCTCCGGGGTCACGAACCTGAACGGCGTGGCGTCGATCGTGAGCACCAAGCTGTCGACAGCTGGCACCTGCGTATGGAACGCCACCTTCAGCCGTTTCGAGGTCACGAGCGCAACTACTGGCGCTACCTCGACCATCAGTTACGCATCCGCTCCGGCGTCTGGCGCCGATGTGTCGGCTCTACTGGGCTTGACCAGCACCCTTGCGTCTCCGCCTGTGAACGGCGTTGCTGCCGAGGCGCTGCTGGACGCCGTCACTGCCCTGGCTGGCATGTCCAACGCATGGTACGGCCTGCAGGTGGCGGACACCTCGATCACCTCTGACGATGTCCTTGCCGTGGCTGCGTTCATTGAAGGCACGGGGCAGTCGCGGATCTTCGGTTATACCACCCAGAACCCGCAGACCCTCGACCCATCGGTAACCACCGACATCGCGTCGAAGCTGAAGGCGGCAAACTACAAGCGCACCTTCTCTCAGTTCTCCAGCTCCAGCCCATATGCCACCGCGTCGATCTTCGGTCGCGCCTTCACCGTCAACTTCCAGGGCAACAACACGACCATCACCCTGAAGTTCAAGCAATAGCCAGGCGTTACCGCCGAAGGCTTGAACACGACCCAGGCCGCTGCGCTGAAAGCGAAAAACTGCAACGTCTTCGTCAACTACGACAACGACACCGCGATCATCCAGGAAGGCGTGATGGCAAACGGGTACTTCTTCGATGAGGTGCACGGCCTGGACTGGCTGCAGAACGACGTTCGGACCGCCGTTTACAACCTGCTCTACACCAGCACCACCAAGATCCCGCAGACCGACGCCGGCATCAATCGCATCGTGACCACGATCAACGAGCGCTTGGAGCAGGCCGTAACCAATGGCCTGGTGGCACCTGGGCAATGGAACGGGCCTGCGTTTGGCGCCTTGGCCACAGGCCAGTTCCTGTCGACCGGCTACTACTCCTACGCTCCGTCGGTCAGCACCCAGGCCCAGGCCGACCGTGAGGCTCGTAAGGCCCCGGTTATCCAATCGGCCATCAAGCTGGCCGGCGCCGTCCACTTCGTCGACGCCATCATCAACGTCAACCGCTGATCGGAGCTGATCACCCATGGCAACCTATTCGTTCCTCGATGTAAACGCCACGCTGGTGGGGGCCGGGGCAGTGCTCGATCTGGGCTCTGGCTCTGCAAACGCCGAAGAGGGTATCTCGATCGTCGCGGCAGGCGACAAGAACACCATGACCATCGGTGCGGACGGTGAGGGCATGCACTCGCTTCATGCCGACAAGTCCGGCCAGGTCACGGTGCGCCTACTAAAGACCTCTCCCAAGAATGCCCAGCTCATGGCGCTGTACGACGCTCAGTCGCTCAGTTCTTCGCTCTGGGGTCAGAACCTCATCACCATCACAAACTCATCGAGCGGCGACACCACCGTGGCACGGTCCTGCGCCTTCAAAAAGCGCCCGGACCTGAACTACCGAAAAGACGGCGATATCGTCGAATGGGTGTTCGACGCTGTGAAAATTGACGGGATCCTGGGGACCTACTGATGAGCGAATTTGATCTCAACGGCATCACCTACCGGATAGGCAAGCTGTCGGTCTTCGACCAATGGCACCTGTCCCGTAAGGTGGCACCGATCATCCCGACCCTGATACCGGTGTTCGTGAAGCTGCAGAAGTCCAGCGGCAGCAACCCGCTGAGCGGCGATCTGTCCGGAATGGCTGAGCTGATCACCCCTTTTGCCGAGGGGATCGCGAACATGGACAACGAGTCGTCGGAGTTCATCCTGTCGAAGTGCCTCGGCGTCATCCAGCGCAAACAAGGCGACTCGTGGGCGCCAATCTGGAGCAGTCGCGGATCTGTGTGCATGTTCGACGATATCGATCTCGGCACCATGATCCAGATGTGCTTCCGCGTCATCAAAGAGTCGCTTGGCCCTTTTTTCAAAGGGATGCTTTCCGGGCAGAGCACTCCCCAGGGCTGAGCATTGAGCTTGCCCATCTTCCAGGTGATGAGGATTGGCTGCTGCTCCCTGTGATGGAGGGTATGTGCCGGTACGAATCATTGCTCGACGGCACCCTCGATCTGGCTGACATCGCCAAGATGAACGACGCGCTGCTGGTTCGCGCTGAAAACAAAGAGCGAATGCGCCTTGCCGCGGAGAGAAAGTAATGGCCGATCAGGATGTCATGAAGGAATTCCTTGTCTCCCTTGGCTTCAAGGTCGACAAGCAGGGCATGAAGTCCTTCACCGATGGCGTGGATGGCGCTACCCGGGGTGTGAAGAACCTGGTGACCGCCATAACTGGCGCCTCGCTGGCGGTAGCGGCCGGGGTATCGGCATTCGCCTCGAACCTTGAGGGCCTGTATTTCGCCTCGCAGCGGGTCGGCGCCTCGGCCACCAGCATCAAGTCGGCCGAGTATGCGGCGCGTGATCTTGGCGCTTCGGCGTCCGAGGCGCGCGGGTCGCTGGAGTCGATGGCCCGTTTCCTGCGCGAGAACCCGGGCGGCGAAAGCTTCCTGGAAGGCATTGGCGTTCAGGCGCGGGATGCCAACGGCGAACTGCGTGATACAGCAGACCTGATGGTCGGCCTGGGCAATCGCCTGCGCAGCATGCCGTGGTATCAGGCCAAGCAGTACGCCGGGATCTTCGGCATCGATGACAACACGCTGCGTGCGATCGTCAGCGGCGAGTTCGGCAGGAAGCTGGAGGAGAACCGCGAGCGCCTGGCAGGCAGCGGACTGGACCAAGCCACCAAGGATGCCCATGTGTTCATGGAGCAGCTGCGTGGCGTGGGATTGCAGTTCGAATCGCTGTCCATACAGGTCCAGGCCGCGCTCATGCACCGGCTCGGCCCGGAGCTGGAGAAATTCTCCGCCTGGTTCGAGAAGAACGGCCCGATGATCGCTGATCGCATCGTCGATGTGACAGAGAAGGTCATTCAGTTCGGCCAGGAATCCGAACCTTACCTGAAGGCTATCTACCAGTTCTTCGTCGATCTGGACCGGGCCACCGATGGCTGGAGCACAAAGATCATCGTCCTGCTCGGGCTGATGCGGGCGCTAGGGATGACTTCGGTCGTCACTGGCGTGTTGAACCTGGCAGCTGCCTTCGTGAAGCTCGGCGCAGGAATCGGCTCGGCGGCATCTGCTGCTGCAGCACCTGCGCTGACCTCCTTGTTGGGCGTGACGGCGGCCGGGGCCGGCGCGTTACTCTACTCCTCATCCCTGAATGAAGGTGAAGATGAGGAGGTTATGGTGCGCCGCAATGCCGAGGACGACGCCGCTGGCGACCTGCGCGGTGGTTCTGACATGGCGGCTCGTGTGTCGCGATTCTTCGAGTCGCTCGGCTGGAGCAGTGACCAGGCTGCCGGAATCACAGCCAACCTCTCGGCAGAGTCGAGCTTTGATCCAAACGCCGTTGGCGATGGTGGCAAGGCCTATGGCGTTGCCCAGTGGCATCCTGACCGGCAGGAAGAATTCCGCAAGTGGGCGGGCAAGGATATCCGCCAATCGACGCTGGAAGACCAGCTGCGCTTCGTTCATCACGAGCTGACGCAGGGCAACGAGAAAAGGGCCGGTGACCTCCTGCGCCTGGCCGAGTCTTCTGGGCAGGCGGGCGGCATTGTCTCGCGCTACTACGAGCGCCCGGCGGACAAGGAAGGTGAGGCCGCGAAACGTGCTGCAGCAGCGGAGCGGATCGCGGCGAACGCGCAAAGGCCTATCTCTATCGCGATGAATGCAGAAGAGCAGGCTGACTTCGACCGAGAGCGCATGGAGGCCGAGGCAGAAGACCGTGCGCAAATGCTTGCGCGGGCTGCGGATAACGTAGGTGCTGCGGCATCTGTCGTTCCGCGCTATTACGGAGGCTCGGCCAGGGCAGAAGCTGATGCCGCTTCACGCGGATCCGCTGGAGCACAACTGACGCAGAGCACCACCGTCAACGTCTACGGCGCAACCGACCCGAACGCTACGGCCAGCGCGGTCAGCGGCGCGCAGAAACAGGTGAACCAAGACCTCATGCGAAACCTCAGCAGCCCGGTGAATTGACATGCCCAACTTTGCAGGCTTCATCACGATCGATGCGAAACGCTCGATCGACAGCATCGTTGCGCATGTCACCCTGGAGGAGGTCGGTACCGACGAACTGCAGATCACAGACCATCCGGTCGAGCAGGGCGCCGAGATCACCGACCATGCCTACAAGAAAAACCCCGAGGTGGTGATCCGGTGCGGCTGGAGCAATGCCAGCCTGGCCGGGGTGATTGATAGCGCCAAGGGGCTTTTTTCTGCCTTGACGGGTGGGGACGCGTTCGGCTCGGACTACGTGTCTGGCGTCTACAACCAGCTCCTGGCCCTGCAGCAGTCCCGGCAACCGTTCGATGTATCCACCGGAAAGCGCATCTACCCCAACATGCTGATGCGCAGCCTGACCCAGACCACCGACCCCACCAGCGAATACACCCTGATGGTCACGGCGGTGTTCAGGCAGGTACTGATCGTCAGCACGGCGGCAACCACGCTGCCGCCGCGAGACGACCAGGCATCGCCGGCAGACACAGCAGAAACCCAAAGCATGGGCGACAAGCAGGTCGCTCAGTCATACCCGGCCCCTGGCGGCTGGCAGCCGCCGAATGGGTGACCAATGGCCAACTTCGAAATACCGCTCACGCCCACCCCGCAGCGTTTCAATATCACGCTGTCTGGTGTTCAGTACCGCCTGGCGGTCGCCTGGCGGAATGCCGACCAAGGTGGCTGGGTGCTGGATATCGCGGATGTGAACGGAAACCCCATCATCCAGGGAATCCCCTTGGTGACCGGTGCCAACCTGCTTGAACAGTACGAATACCTTGGCCTGGGCGGCGTGCTCTGGTGCCAGACCACAGACGATCCAGATGCGGTGCCAACCTTCGACAACCTCGGGGTTGGCTCGCATCTCTACTGGTGGACAGCTGACTGAGGTTGAACATGAGCATTCCGCAATACCTGCGCCAGATCAGCCTCAAGATCGGCAACGATACCGAGGCCATCGACCTATCCGAGCTGCGCATTCGCTTCTCGGTTCGCCGCGGCACCATCAGCACGCCGAACACCGCAGACATCCGGGTGTACAACGTCAGCGCCGCTACGGCGCGGAAGGCCCAGCTGAAAGAGTTCGGGCGGGTCGTACTCATGGCAGGGTACGCCGGTAACTACGGGGTGATTTTCGACGGCACCATCAAGCAGGTGCGTCGCGGGCGCGAGAGCCAGACCGACACCTACCTGGACATCACGGCTGCCGACGGCGACAGCGCCTACAACTGGTCGGTGATCAACATGTCACTGGCGGCCGGGTCGACGGCCCAGGACCACCTGAAGTCTGCCGTCCAGGCGATGGAGGGGCGCGGCGTGACGATGGGCGACAGTGGAGTCCTATCCACCAACAAGCTGCCGCGCGGCAAGGTCATGTTCGGGCTGACCCGTGATGTGCTGGACAACCTTGGGCGAACCCAGGATGTCAGCTGGAGCATCCAGGACGGCAAGATGACACTGATCCCTAACACTGCCTATCTGCCAGGTGACGCCATCGTGGTGAACTACCAGACGGGTATGGTTGGGCTGCCGGAGCAGACACAGAACGGCGTAAATGTCCGCATGCTGCTGAACCCCAGCGTGAAGATCGGGCGCCTCCTGAAGCTAAACAATTCCAGCATCCAGCAGGTCAGATACGATCCAAACGTTCTTGCCGAAGCAGATGTTGTTAAGCAAAAAATCCAGAACGACTTCAACACAGACGGAATGTATAAGGTCCTAATTGCCGATCACTATGGCGATATTCGGGGGAATGAGTGGTACACAGATGTGATCTGCATATCAGTAGATGCAACCCTTACCAATGAGTCGATGATTCGCGCAGGGGTGGGCCTGCCTGGAGCAATCCAAGTGCCGGGTACCGTAAAGCCATACGGCTAGTTACATTTGGTGACGCCGCGATTCTGCATAGGTGCATCCAGCACGACCCCATTCCCCTGTCCGTCAAATCTCACCTTTGCATAGACATCGATAGGGTTTGCACCTGTCCTGCCATCGTCATATACAAAGACCGCATCACCTCGCAGTGTCTTGCCCCAGCACCCTTTCCCAGCTGCGTATTTCACGATTGCATTTTTAGGCTGGGCCTCGTGAAAGGCGAGCATGTGCTCGGCATTTACGATTGGAAGGCTGCACTTTTCGGTCGTCGACAAGAACGTGAAGAACTGAGTCCGTTCTACCTTTTGGCCCGCGCAAAGCTTCGCAGATGGAGCCACAAGCGCTGTCTCAGCCATCGCCGGGCCTGCCGCTATCAACAGCGCCACCGCCAACATCCTCATCATGGTGATTCTCCTTGAACGTAATCGAGAGACTCGACGACCCGCTGTCGATGCTAGTGGCTGCGCAGCGCTCCACCCAGTCGAAATTGTGGACTGCACTGCCAGGGATAATCCAGTCATTCAATGCGCAGGCGATGACCTGCGTTGTGCAGCCGGCCATTCAGGCCTTCGTGACCACGGATGACGGTGCGCAGGTGCTTACCACGCTGCCCCTGCTATTGGACTGCCCAGTGCAGTTCCCGGCCGGTGGCGGCTGCACGCTGACCTTCCCGGTGGCTGCCGGCGACGAATGCTTGGTGGTGTTCTCCTCCCGTTGCATCGATTCCTGGTGGCAGTCGGGCGGCATCCAGGCCCAGGCCGAGCTGCGCATGCATGACCTTTCGGACGGTTTCGCGCTGCTCGGTTTCCGGTCGCAGCCACGGGTTATCGGCAACATCAGCCTGCAGGCCGTCCAGCTGCGCAGCGATGACGGCGCGGCATTTGTCGAGGTCAATCCCAGCACTCACGCCATCAACGCCACCACCACCGGTCCCATGGCACTCACCGCTCCGACGGTGACCATCAACGGGAATGTGCAGGTGAATGGCCGGGTGGACACAACCGGCGACGTGAAGGCCGGCACCATCAGCTTGCAGACCCACAAAACCAGCCAGGTGACCACTGGCACCGGAACCAGCGGGGTGCCAGTCCCATGAGGTATCGCAAGCTCGACGCCAACGGCGACTACACCTTCGGCAACCAGCAGGCTGATTTCTACAAGGACAACCCTGACGCAGTGGCCCAGGCTGTGATGACACGCCTGCGCCTCAACAAGGGCGAGTGGTTCATCGATACCGCCGACGGCACCCCCTGGAACACCGAAGTTCTGGGAGAGCGGACAGCCGCAACGCGCGACGCCGCGATCAAGAAGCGAATCCTCGGTACGCCGGGCGTGGCGCAGATCGACAGCTACGACAGTTCGGTAAACCCGGAAACGCGCCGCTTCACCGTGACGGCATCCATCACCACGGCCTACGGGCAGACCTCCATCAGCGAGACACTTTAAATGGCGTCGTCTACTGCACCGGTAATCACAGCAACTGGGATCTCGGCGCCTACTTATGCCGAGGTCCTGGCCTTTCTCCAGACCCAGTACCAGTCGATCTATGGCGCTGACGTGTACCTGGGCAGTGATTCCCAGGACGGCCAGTTCCTCGGCGTGATTGCCCTGGCCATAAGCGATGCGAACGCCGCAACTATTGCCGCCTACCTGTCGTTCTCGCCAACCTCCGCCCAAGGCGCCGGCCTTTCCAGTAACGTCAAGATCAACGGCATCAAGCGCTCGTCATCCAGTTTCTCAACCTGCGACGTTCTGCTGGTTGGCCAAGCCGGTACCCCCGTAACGAATGGCGTTGCCGAGGATCAGTCGGGCAACAAGTGGGCACTCCCGTCGTCCGTGATTATCCCTCCGGCCGGACAGATCACCGTGACTGCGACCTGCGCAACGGCGGGGGCTGTAACCGCATCGCCAGGTCAGATCAACAAGATCGCCACGCCAACCCGGGGCTGGCAGTCGGTCAACAACTCCACATCGGCAGCGCCAGGCGCGCCGGTCGAGACTGATTCGGCCCTGCGTCAGCGGCAGAAGACCTCCACGGCGCTGCCATCGCGCACGGTCCTTGAAGGAACGATCGGCGCAGTCGCCAGCGTATCCGGGGTCACTCGGTACGCGGCGGTGGACAACGACACCAACGTGACGGATGCCAACGGCATACCAGCGCACACCATGGCGATCATTGCCGAGGGTGGCGATGCGACGTCGATTGCCCAGGCCATTGCCGCGAAGAAAGGTCCTGGCGGTGGCACCCATGGGACCACCTCTGTGACGGTGCTGAACGTCTACAACATGCCGATCACCATCAACTTCTTCCGCCCTACCTACCGCGCTGTGACGGCAGCCGTGAGCATCAAGGCCCTGGCTGGCTACACCACAGCCATCGGCGCCGCACTGCAACAGGCCGTTTCCGACTACGTGAACCAGGTCGCTATAGGGGGCGGAGCAAGTGGAACCGTGGAATGGGCCGACGCATTGACGGCGGCCAACAGCATTCCCGGCAGCACCACATTCAAGCTGACTGCGTTGACTCTGTCCGGACCGGGCGGCGCTGGCACGCCCGATGTGCCCCTGGCATTCAACCAGGCGGCAACCTGCACGCCTGCAAGCGTTGTCCTAACGGTGACCTGACATGCCAGAAATCAAGGATTACACGGGAAAGATCACCAGCGAACACGCCGACAAACCGAAGTACATGGCCATGGTCGAGACGGTATCGCAGTGCTTTCTGGACACCAGCCAAGTAGCAGCCGGTCTGCCAGACGATTTCGACCTTGACCTGGCAAACGACGCCCAGCTGGATGATGTTGGCTTGTGGGTTGGGATATCTCGGAGCATCCCGACTCCGCTGACCAATGTCTACTTCGCTTTCGACACTCCGGGCCTCGGCTTCGACCAGGGCTCATGGAAAGGGCCGTTTGACCCCGACAACGGCATCACCATCCTGGACAACGAGACGTACCGGTCACTGATCCGGGCGAAGATCGGGGCGAACCACTGGGACGGAACCCTGGAACAGTCGAAAGAGGTTCTTGACCTGGTGTTTAGTGGCGACACGTATGCCTTCATCCAGGACAACCAGGACATGACCATCTCAATCGGACTGGCTGGAAATCCGCCCAGCGCGATCGAGTGGGCCCTTATCACTGGTGGCTACATAACACCGAAGCCGCAAAGCGTGCGGGTCAAATATTTCTACTCCCCGACAAAGAGCGGCCCTCTGTTCGGATTCGATGTCTCCAACCAATACATCGCCGGCTTCGACCAAGGAAGCTGGGGCAAAATCTATCCCTAAGAGGTATCTATGGCAACGAACAACTTTCTGCCGTTCGGCGGTGCCGCAGGCGCGAACGTCCTCACCCAGGCCGACTACGCCGCGCTTGCTGCGAGGACCACTGGTTTTGTTTCGGGTACTGCGAACTCGGCTCAGCTGAACAAGGTTTGGCGCCAGTCTTCGATCATTTCTGCGGCTGTGGCGCAGTTCATCGCGGATATCAGCGGTCAGGACGCAATTGATGACGGTAGTACCGCCACCCTGGTGGCCAACTTGAAGTCTGCTGTGAGCGCTCAGTCGATTTCTGTAGTCGGCACAGCGAGAAACCTCAAGATGGTTGTGCCGTCAGCGTCAAATACGGCAACGCTTACTGCTGATGAAATCATCGTAGAGTCAACATTGGGCGGCCTGTGCTATCGGCTTCCTAGCTTCAGCCAGACGATCAACTTAGCAACAACTGGTGCTGGCGGGATGGACACCGGTACAGCCCCTATTAGCGGCTTTGTAGCGCTGTATGCGATATGTAATATCACTACTTCCACGCGTGCGCTTCTGGCAGTAAATGCTTCGAGTTCAGTGGCTCCTGAAGTGTATGCAGGGGCGAATATGCCAGGCGGCTATATCGCTTCGGCACTTGTTGGCGTGTGGCCGACCGATGCGAGTGGAAGGTTCATTATTGGCGCGCAGAATGGTCGCGTTGTCAATCGCACTCCAGCTTCCATCATCAATACATCGTCCATACAAGCAAGCTTCGCAAGTCTCGGCATTGGAAACGTAGTGCCGCGCAATGCAAAGCGTATAAAGTTGCTTATGTCTGCGCTTAATAACACTACCAATACAGTGCAGACTATTAACTTGGCTACGGATGCCAACGGATCAGGTCAGCAAAGCCTGACTAGCGGTGTTGTACTGATTGGCAATGGCAACCAGTGCACTGGTGTTGTTGAAATTGCCACGCCAATAACTATCTATTATCAGCTTCTGAATAACGGTGGTGGCACGCCCACCTTCAACGCTAGCGTTTCTGGATATGAGTTCTAATTATGATAAGCGAAATCTACGTTCAATTTTCGGGCGACGATGATGAGTCTATCGTTACGGTGTTCGGCGGCCCACAAAAAGAATCAAATTTCCCTCACTACGGAACCATGCTGAGCGATGATCTTCGGTATGTCACTTACTATGATGAGCAATACCCGCAAATTCAGAAGCTTTTGATAAATCCTGGTGAATAAGTAGATCACGGATTCATATATCCGGCCGATGGCGTAACTCAGAGTCCTGAGCAATGGCCGCCTTATTCGTGGAGGAAAGTGATGCCCATTAACGAGCAGCAGTTGCTGCAGATTTTCCCCAATGCCCGCCCAGTCGCGGGCATTTTTGTGCCCGCACTGAACCGGGCCATGTCGCGCTGGAAGATCGACAGCCGCATTCGCCAGGCCGCGTTTCTGGCCCAGGTCGGCCACGAGTCCGGCCAGTTGCGTAACCTGGTCGAGAATCTGAACTACAGCGCCGACGCTCTGGTGCGAACCTGGCCAAGCCGGTTCACCGCGCAGAACGCCGCCGAATACGCCCGGCAGCCGGAAAAGATCGCCAACAAGGTCTACGGCGGCCGAATGGGCAACGGCCCGGAGGCCGCCGGCGACGGCTGGCGCTTCCGTGGTCGCGGCCTGCTGCAGGTCACCGGGCGCACCAACTACCGCGAGACTGGCGCCGGCCTGGGCCTTCCGCTCGAGGATGAGCCTGAACTGCTCGAGCAGGCCGAGCACGCCGCCCAGTCCGCCGCCTGGTGGTGGGCGAAGCGGGGCCTGAACGAAATGGCCGATGCCGGCCGCATCCGCGACATCGGCAGCATCATCAACACCGGTCAGCCGGGCAAGGTCCCGTTCGGGGCTGCTGAGCGCCTGGCGCTGTACGACCTGGCGCTGAAGGTGCTGGCATGAGCTGGCTCGGCGCGGTACCGGCCTGGTGCTGGTGGTTGATCGCCCTGGTGCTGGTGGCTGGAGGCCAGGAAATTCGCGTGGGAGCGGGAAAATCTGAGGCCTCGGCCGCGAGGTCTGAGCTGTCCGACTACCGCCTGCAGGTGGCCGAGCGCGACCGGCGCGCAGCCGTCCAGGCCAGAATCGAAGAACAGCGCCGCCAAGCCGTGGCGGACGAGGAGGGCGAGAGTGCACGACAGAAACTGGAACTGGCCCAAGGCCGGGCCGCTGATGCTGAGTCTGCTGCTGTCGGGCTGCACGGGGAAATCGCCCGACTGCGGAACGGCCGAGCAGCCACCTGCGATACCATCGCTGCCCACCAGCGCCAGGCAGGAACCTCTGCCGTCGTGGTGCTCGGGGGATTGCTTGAAGACGCTGACCGAATGGCGGGCAGCTGCGCAGCAGCGCTTGAGCGAAGCCGAATAGCTGGGCTGGCGTGCGAGGCTGTGGTTGACGGGATGAGGTCTCGGTAG